TAGATACCAGGAAGCAATGGAATCACTGGATATAGAACCGGATCTTTCTAAGTACGACAGAAGGCTCTCCGCGTTTCTTAAGGCTGAAAAGTTTAACCCTTTGCAGAAGCGAAGTAAGCCACGGATGATCATGTGTCGTTCGCCCAGGTTCAACTTATTGCTAGCCTCATACCTGAAGCCCCTAGAGCATGCACTCTGGAGGCGCTGGAAATTCGGGATGGGGGGTGTCTCACCTACGCGTGTCGTTGGAAAGGGGCTCAATGGTGTTGCTAGAGCCGCGATTCTGGAGAAGAAGATGGGGGCTGTGGGAGATTGCGTGGTCTTTGAGGTGGACGGTAAAGCTTTCGAAGCTCATGTTAGCAAGCGACAATTGCAGCTTGAACATAGCGTGTATAAGAAAGTCTATCCGAAGGACAAGCTTCTAGATGAACTGCTGCAGGTTCAGCTGAAGCTGGAGGGTCGCACCGTGGGCGGCATCAAGTACGAACGGGAGGGGTGTAGAGCTTCTGGAGATTTCAACACTGGTCTGGGCAACACCTTGATCATGGGATCTGCTGTAGAGGCCACCCTGCGTTTGTCTGTTGCCGAACTCGGTCCTTTTAAGGCGACTTACCTGGCTGATGGTGATAATGCTTTATTGTTCGTTGAGAGGCGTGTCGCTGAGGGTTTGCGAACTAACTTTGCACGGCTAATGTCACAAGTCTGTGGACATGAGATGACTGTAGAGAAGCCCGTTGATCGCCTTGAAGAAATTACTTTTGGTCAGTGTAAACCTTGTTATAACGGTACGAGTTATACAATGGTCAGACACCCTTTCAAGACCCTGGCTTATGCATTTTCTGGTTATCGGCATTATGACCAAAGAATGTTCACCGGGCCCATGTTGAAGGCTGTGTGTCAGGCCGAATTATCACTGGCTAGAGGGATCCCTTTGTTGGAGGCTTACTTTGCCAAGGCTCTGACTAAACTGTCAAGTTATCGCGATTTGAAAGACCCTGATTCTTTTCTGGAGGAGCGCTTGAAGCACACTGGAGCAACCACCGGCAGCAAAGCTGACGAGGGTGTTTACGGTGGATGTACCGACGCGGCACGAATATCTTTCGAGGTATCCTGGGGCATCGGTGTGGAAGAGCAGTTGATGTTGGAGAAGCAACTTGTTGACAGTTTGGACCATTGGGTTCTCGCCGACCATTTTGAACGTGTGTTGGTTGGGAACGGTCCACTGGATGAGACAGATATGGTTGCCAATCGGATCGACCTCTTCCTGGGTGGAAGACGTTTGAAGGAGTAGATATGCTCCGGCGTCTGAGACCGCTCCAATTGCTGAGTTGGTCGTGGACTGTGGTGTGGAAGCATTTAACCTAAGGGTGCCAGGCATAGGAAAGCGCAAGGCTGTAATGGTCGTCAGCGTGGTAGTGGAAACCGGCGGAAAACTCACAAC